ATCATTGCTACTGGTTGCATTAGTGAAGCCGACTGTTGTTCACCTTCGCCTACAGTTGCGCCGCCCATTGGTCCTTGTGGAGAACCAGCGTATTCAATATTGCCTTCAACACCTGGTGCTGTTTCGCCACCTGTACCCGGAGAACCAGAGTTAGTTCCCACAGCTTTTTTATGTTCTGGTGATGCTATCTGTTGACCATATGAAAGTGCCTCTTGTGAGATTTCAGTATGAACTTTACCACCAGATGAAATCAATCCCCACGATGTTGTTCCTCCACCATGACCTGCTGGATAACTATCTTTATTAACCCATCTTGTTTTGGCACCACCTGAACCATTATACTGTTCTAATAGCAGAAAGTCACCTTTTTCATTTGGTGCTGTTAGAGCAACACCAGTATGATAACCTGCGCCAACTCTATCGGCGCCACCATTATTATACTGCTTTGTTGCTACAACTTGTCCTGCTTTGATATCGCCATCAACAATAGTCCATCCAGATGATCTACCAATAGCAGGATTGAATGCCTTACCTAGCGTGGCGCATTGCTGTGCGTTTCTTGTATCATATAATGAGTTATCTTTAGGAACAATATAGCCGCTAACTACATTAAAAGAAGCGCCTTCTGTTCTCTGTCCGGCTTGTTTTGTTGTATCAGCGCCTGGCGCACCAGGAGTTGTCGCTGTACCACCTTGCCCTGGTGTTGCTCCACCTTTACCTTGTTGAGGAGTGCCTCCCTTCCCAGAGTCATCTGTTACATTTAGACCATTATAAAAACCCATTCTATTAGCAACTGAACCTCCAACATCTTGTGGTCTTTCATAGTCTGCGACAACTGTATGCATTCTCTGAGAAGGAGATAGATTATCATTTGTCAGAGCATTATATGATGTGCCATAGTAGGTTTTCATTTCCCAGATAGCTGCTTTTGTTTGCTGTGCTACCGACATATCTTTTGGATATGCACCAAAATGATTTTTGATTCTTTCTGCTCTTGTCGGATCCCATTGAACAATGCCTTGAGACATATGCTTTACGTCCCAATGATGATCACCAGGATTCTTTAGTGACTCGCCAGACATATTAGCGACAAGGATTCTTGCAGCGGAATCAGATAGACCTTCTGCTCTTGCTGCTTTATATGCCTCTTGTTGATTTTGTTTTAGATTACCTGACGCCGCTGTAGAACCATAATTTCCTGTGCCGCTATACTCTTGGCGCATTCTCGATAGCATACCACCTTGACGATCTAAACGAGTATCAACGCTACCTTGCCATAGACCTTGTTTTCTAGCAGACTCTTTAGATATAGCAGCATAGAAACCACCAGCATCTGGTGTTCCTCTCTTGAAATAATCTGGAAAGAGTTCTGCCATCTGTGTAGGTGTGAGACCAGAAAGAAGACCAGGATTACCCTGTGCGGCTCGCATTCTTTCTTCGGATCTAAACTGTGCTAACTTTGAGAAATTTGATTTTTGTGCCATTTACATCTTTTTTCTTAACATCTGTTGAAGTTGGGCTCTTTGTTCATTCTCTAAATCTTTCATCTTTTGCTCTTGCTCTTTCAAGTATTGTGTAAGCATATCGATATAGATTTGTCTTTCCCATGGTATCATATTTTCAACATCTGATAAAGGCCACTTATGATGATGCATCAAACTAAAGTTGTTTTTAAAGTGACCAGCCAAGCCTTCATATGACATCATTAGAGAAAAAAATCAGCGAAATCTGTATACCTCACCTTATGTTGAAAGCCACATTTGTTGCAAGTTGCCTCTATTCTTACAGCAAATGTAGGAAAGTTATTGACATACTCTTCCAACTTTCTAAAGTTTTCTTCGGTTAAACCCATAACAAAATCGTTGAGTTCTTCCTTGCTATGATCCTTTGCGGAGTAGATGCCTTTGGCGTCATAGATGTAATCAATACTGTCAATAATAATGTTAACTGTTCTATCAATATCCAGCTTGCTATCTACCTTTTTCATAGCACCATATCCTGGATATTTCATTTTGAAACCTTTATCACCGCCTAACTTGATATCGTTTGGTACAGGATTATCATCTACAATCTCACAGTTACTAACATCTAACTCGGCAGGAAATATATTACCGCATTTGGTTTCATCTTCTAGAACATTGTTACAAGTTAACTTAACTGCTACCTTTTCTCCGATAGACTTTGCTCTTAGAAAGATGAATATGTAATCAACTTCAAAGAACGGCGATTTGTTTACATCAAACTTACCTTCAACAATACAGTTATTGACCACTTGTTTAACAGTATTGATGATATCATTAGAATCTTTGGACTCTAATGCGATAAGCAGCAACTTTTCTTCTCTCACAGAAAACGGTCTAACTTTAAGTGTTGTTCCACTAGATGGTAAAGTCAAATCATATGTTGGTATATCAATCTTTGGCAACGCCATTATATAACTCCATTATGCTATAGTGTTTATGTTCCTTGATGCCTGTTCCGAATCACCGGGTCTTTCCCAGTTCTTATAAGCGAATGTTACCTGTAGTCTAAGAATATCAGAATCGGCCCATGTAACTGGTTGTGGTTGAACCATTGTAGGCCATGCTTTAAGTAATCTCCAGCCATAGATGGGTTGAGGAGCATATTTGTTTTGTGGATTTGCTTCATTAGGTATTCCTTTTACGGATTCTGTTGTTACTAAAGAACCTTGAGTTGAACCAAATTCCGCATATTGGAATATTTCTATGTCTGTATAATACTGATTAGGGTATCTGAAATGATATGATGTTGGCGGGTTGATAATATCCATCCAGTCATCAAAGAACTGTCTTTCAACAGTTTTACTACGGCAGATAAAGGACATGTTGATGCCATCACCATATATGGTATTGCTAGGCATAATCTGTTTAGGTCCATAGTATCTGACTTCCGTTACTTGAAAGGCTCTTCCTGGAAACTCCGCACCGTCGCAAGCATATATCAGTTTATTAACTTGATTACTGTAACTAAGTCTTGTTAAAAGTCCGGTTGGATTGATTCGGACAATAAATCTACAACCTTTAACAACGCTTTCGTTGCCATCCAATTCAGATAGCATGTTGTTAATTTCTAGTTGTGTTGGAGGATTGTTACCTGCGTATGCCATTAGAATCCTTCGCCAATTCTTCTCTTATCGATGATTTCCATTTCAATAAATCGCATTGTCAATCTTGAAGAAGTTGGATCACCTGACTCGAAGGTGCTAAACTCCGAATCTGGATTATAGTCAACATCGACACGCTGCAATATTCCTTTTGCGATCTTTGGTAGTTTGTTATTCACTGCCCAACCACCAGAAGGCGTCTTATAAAAGAAATCTATCTCCCATTCTGACGGACTAGAAAATAATAGATCAGCAGGACCAGAGATTTCAGGTGCTGCATAATATCTAAATCTATTTAATAGACCTGTTCCGTTACCATTACCATATAGTATCTGGGAATCTTCACGGCTTTGCGGTGAAAACAGAAAAGAAAATTGAAATGCTCTGAGGTCTGTACCTCTATACAAAACTTCAACGTAAGGATTGATCGTTGTTCTGAAAATACCGCCTGCAACACCAGCGCCTTTCGATGGCAATCCATGTCCGAGAGTTGCTTGCATAATACCAGATACAGCACCAGTACCTAGTCTAGACATTTTTACTTCTTCATATTCATGTTGCTGTGACCATTCGAGATTATTTTCTCCACCGCCAGGAACATACAATAGAAATGTGTCTAGTATCTGTCTATTACCAACGCCCTGACCAGCAATAACAAACTGCGGTGTATATGCAGTAAATTGCATCATATGACCATACTCTGGTGAGTCTAATAGATCAGAAGGAAACTGATATGCGTTGCCTGCCATTTATATCTCCAAAAGGAATACTACATATATTTAGTAGAGGTATAATATGGCATATGAGTATAAACAAGGTTTTTTTAGACCTAAACATCCTGAAAAGTATAAAGGTGATGCTGACAATATCGTATATCGATCTGGATGGGAGAGAAGGGTCATGCAATGGTGTGACACCAACAAGAATGTAATAAAATGGTCTTCCGAGGAGGTGATAATACCATATATATCTCCTGTAGATAATAGACCGCATCGTTACTTTGTGGACTTCTATGTTGAAGCTCTTGATAACAATGGCAATAAACAGGTGTATCTCCTTGAGGTTAAACCTAAAGCACAAACGATTGAGCCTATTCCTCAAAAGAGAAAGACCAAGAAGTATATCACCGAAGTTGTGACATGGGGAATCAATCAAGCCAAATGGAAGGCAGCCGAAGAGTTTTGTAAAGATAGAGGATGGACTTTTAGAACTATTACCGAGTCTGACCTATTCAAAATGTAAGATAAATAAAAGCA